TCAGACTTTTAATAATGAAGAGATGACTAAAAGATTAAGTAAAGTATGGAAACCGGGGAAAAAAGAGGTAGCTTAGTGCTGCCTCTTTTAATATTATATAGTATTAAATTAAAACAAGTAATTATGAAAACAAAATTTTATTTAGATCTAGCTATACAATGTGGTTTAGTTAGAAGAACTAATTGTCCATTTACTGGCAATATAACTGTAGGAATACCATTTAGAGATGATCGTAACTTATCAATTGTTAAATCAAGTGATGAGAAGAAAGCAGAGATGAAAAAAAGAATGGGAGGAAGAGATTGGACTGGTTTGTATGAAACATTAGGATATGAAGTATGGGATTTTGATAAAGGTATCTTACCTAATGGTGGTCCTTGTAGTATGTCTGAAGATATGATAAATGATTTAGTTAACACACATTTAAAAAAAATGGGTAAAGATATATCATTTATTATTCCTGTAGATGAATTAGAAGCAAATTATCTTGTAGATTTAGCTAAGTATGGAGAAAAAGGATTACAAGAAATGTTTGAAGCAGAATGGGAGGAAGAAGATGAATTTGGTCTTTTAGATTGAATAAGAGGTAGCTTAATGTTACCTCTTTTACAATTATGTTTAACTAATAGGTAGTGTCTCACCACTAACAGTATTATGAAAAATTTATTATCACAAGGTATTAGTTTAATAAGAAAGACTGTTGCCTTATTATTTATACTTGCAGTAATATTTGCAGGTGGTTACGCAATAGTATATGCAGTATGTAAATCTTATTTATATCTTGGTTTATTTTTATCTGGTTGTGCTGCTTTTCTAGCTGGTGTTTATATGCTAAACAGCGTAAAAATCAAATAAAAGGCTCATGCTTGGCCTACATAACAATACAAGTATAGAATCTTAGTAGTTGTAAGACTATTAAGTTTGAGTAGTGATTATGGAAGAACTTTATAGCTACGGTTCTTCCATGATCCAAGTATAATCATAAAAAAAGTATTATGAAAAAGTTAACTTTAGATGACAAGGGAGTCATCAAATTATTATCAGATCTCACTGAACATGCTGGTAAAAGGGGTATAATGTTTCAAATATTATTACACATGCTCAGTGATGATCAGATAAATATGCTATTTAATTATTTACATAAAGATAATGATTGGGATCAACGTATTTTATTTAAAATAAATGATAAGGTTGTATTTAAACCAAATAAATATGAATTTAGTAATATGAATGTAGATGCAATGCAAGATCAATCTATTATACTTGATGGTTATATGTGTGGTAAGATTATAGGTACACCTAGTTATGGTACTGAATTTAATCCTACTTACTATAGGATGACACTTGAAGTACCTGTTCTTGATGATGATAATAATATCGTTATGAAGACACATGATGTAGATACTCTTAATCTTAAATTTATGAGTGAAAATCAAAAAAGATATTTTAAACATATATGGGAGTGAAAAGATTTGGTATAGTTTCTTATGAAGTTATAACTAATCCTTTACTTTCAACTAATGCTAAAGCAGTTTATGCTGTATTAGCAGTACATTGCAACAAGAATAAAACTTGTTTTCCTTCTAATAGTACTATAGCTGACCTGTTAAACGTTAGCTATAGCACTGTTAAGAGGGCCATACGTGAGCTAAAGCTTGCAAATTATATAAAAAGAAAAGGGAAATATATAAAACTTGTAGAATAGATAGCTATACTACTAATATTTATTTCAATATAGCAGATTAGATTGTGTGAAAGCAGTTAATATTTTTGATACATTTGTGTCATGATATACCAATTACCAAACGGCAGAATTATACACATGACACTAGAACAGTATCTTGATCTTACTGATGAAGAGTTACATGAACTAGCATCATTAGGTGATAATTTTACTAGTGAGGTAAATGATCCTTTCTTTCAATCTGTGCTAAAAAGCAATTCTAAATCTAAAATAGATAAAATTGCATATAAAACTAATGAATCTGAACCAGGGCTTGACGAAGTTACTGATGCAGATAAATTAAATGATGAATATTTTCATCGTGATGACACTTAACTAATTAATTAACTTATTAAAATTTTATTGACATGACTAAGAATAAAGTTAACATCATGCCTGATGAGCATGGTAACAAAATCCGTGTATCTTCTAACAATCCAGAATTTGGTTACATTAGATTACAACAAAATACAACAACTATTGGTGCTAATAACTGGCTTAAAGCTCAGAATAGAAGTACATTAGTTCATGGTAAAGTAGAAGAACTTGAAGCAAGTTTTTCTGGAATGGATCATTTAAATGGACAATTGATTATTAGAGAACAAATTACTGCATTTGATAACAATAATCCTGATAGAGATCTTAAAATGGCAGGTGAAACTGGCATTATATGTAAAGCAGTTGACACAGAAACTGGTGAAGTAGTACCTATTTATAGAAAGACATTCTTTGATCCTACTATGAAAATGACAGATACTCTTGTGCCACATATTAACTCTGATGAAATTAGAGAGGCTAATGGATTTGAGGCAAAAGAAACAGTTTCTGAAACTACATCAACAAGAAGAAATAAGAAGAAAGAAGAAGATGTTGAAGAAAATGTAGAGGAAGCTCAAGAAGTGGAACTTGAAGAAGCAAATGATGATTCATTTGAATTATAAATCCACACATAATACTTGTTTTTAGATAAAGGGCCTTCGGGCCCTTTTTCTTTTAACACACTCAAACTTAATATTAACTTAATAAAACTTACAACTATGTTTAATAAAAAACAACTGCAAACTTTGAAAGTTTCTCAATTTAACCTTAAACTTAAAAAGTTAGGAATATATGATGAATATATAAAATATGATAGAGTAATAGATTACTCAAAACTTAATCCACAACAACATTTTTTATTTAAAAGAATATTACATGGATTAAAGATGTACACTAAAGATGAAATAGATAAAATGCACTGGGATAAAAAAAGAAGAATTATAAAAGTATGGAAACGTGCACAAGATGTTATAAATAGATGGAAACAATTGCTTTGTTATACAGATGCTAACAAAATATTTAGTATATTTGTAGGATCTGAATTAGGTAAAGCACTTCATAATATGCCATTTGAATATTTACCTGATTATAGAAATAAATTAACACTTAAACAATGTGGGATTGAATATGAACACTTGATAGTTAAATTTATTTCTGAAGGTTTATTACCAAAAAACTATTTAGACATAAAATGAAACAAAAATCAAAGAAGATGCAGCGTATTGATGCAAAGTATAGTCAATTAAGGAGGGTATTCCTTAC